TGAATTGATGATTTATACTACTAATGATTTCAATGTTGATATTCAATCTCTAACATATGCAGATGCTTTCCTTAATCGTATGACTGGTCATGCTTATAGAGTCCAACCTAAGGTAGATAAATCTATCATCAGAGAGAAAAGTAATACTGGTGAGAAATATAGGATTTTGGATAAAAGTAAATTATCAAAGAAGGAGGCTATAGATTTATCGATCTATGAATTTCAGAAGATGACACGTGATGTTGATAGTGAGAGTAATTGGATTGATGTTGGTGAACCAATTGATTATTATGAATTATCTGACATTATTTGCAATTCGTGGAAGGAGGCAAAAGAGAGTGCTATCAATAAAATTAAATGGTTGGAGGATTTTGCTGCTAGACCAATGGCTCAAATGTTACCCGACCATTTTGAAGAATGTGAGCGTTTAGATTTTGATAGTAAATATTTTATCGATGATATTGCTAGACGTATTCAAGAAGGTCAAGATATGATTGATATAGAAAGTGATTATGCTGATAACGTTGACAAATTTAATAAGTATTTGGAATTTAAACAATCTAAACGCCTACCAACTAAATGGGATAAATATTTGCTTCGAATTGATAATTGTTTGTTATCTCTTCAGGAATATTTTGTTACGATGAAAGAGAAAGTTACTGGTATTGTGCAGAAACACCCATATTTGACTATTTTTGGGGCTATAGGTATTTTATTATCTGGGTTTGCTATGTATAAATGGTTTGAAAATGCTTTAGAAGCTCAAGCTGAAGTTGGAACTTCTGGTGATAACAAAACTATTAAGACGAAAATGGTTAAGGTAGAAGTTGGTACTTCAGGTGATAATAAAACTATTAAAATGAAACAACCAAAAGTAGAAGTTGGTGTATCTGGTGATGTTAAAACCAATAAAATTTCTCGACCAGTAGTTGAAGGTATAGATGAGCAGTTTAGAGTTCAAGGCTTTAGTGATGTTGCAGCTCATCATCTCGTAACAGATACATTACGTAAAGGTACTTATAGACTATCGTATAAGCGTGGTGAAAAAAGATACTCCTTAGGAAATTGTACGTTTGTGAGTGGTTGGGTTTTTGTTATGCCTTACCATTTTTTACATGCTCTTTTTGCTCGAAAATTAGCACCAAGTACCATTATTTATTTTTCTCAAGGTGGTGAACAAGGAAATTTTTCTGATTTAATACAAGTTCCTTTATGTCATTTTATCGAAGTTGGCGTTGATTCTTTCACATTAACTAATAATTGTGTGCAAATTGAGTTTAAAAATGGAGAAGCACGAGATTGTGTTGTTGTTAATTTGCATAATAAGATGTGTCATCCACACGCTAATTTGATTAAGCATTTTGTTAAAGTTAGTGATCAAGGTCGACTTAATGGAAAATTTAAAGGCTCTATGGCTACATATCATGAACACGATGGTTTATTGGATAGAGCTTATCAATGGTTGACATCTATACGCCCACTTGATAAACAAATTAGGATTTATTATCCAGAAGATGGATATGATTATTTATCAGATAGCTATACACATAGAGATTGTTATGAATATAATGCACCTAC